GCCGAAGGCCGCGCCCCGATGCTCAAACTCGCCGGCCACCTTCCGGATTTGCCAGCCGTCGGCCTTGGCCTCGGTGATCATGATGGCGAAGTCGTCGGCGGCGTAGACCTTGTGGGCCGCGCCGCACTGGCAGACGAGCTGCTGCTTGCCGGAGTGACGCTCGATCATGGCAAGGCCGGTCCTATGTCATTCGGATGCGAGAGCAGCACCAGGTCGGAATCATCGCGGCAGAAACGGACATACTGGCCGTGCAGACCAAGGCAGAGATAGGCGCGCCGGCCGGACACGGTGACTTCCTCGCCGAAGCGTTCCGGTGCCTCTATCCGGCGCACCGAGGAGAGCGTCAGGAACTCTCCGAACGGCGTGTTTCGCGCTTCCGAGTAATCGCGCCATGCCTTCGCCCTGGCGTTTCCGGGCGAGATCGCCTCATAGCGCACCGGCCCGTAGCCGCGCACAACCACCTCGTAGGCTTTTAGGATGAACGCCATCACGCCACCCGCTCCGGAAAGCCGTTGTGCTCGACGCCGTCGAGCAGCCGGCCGGCGGCCTTCTTGCCGACGTTGTACATCCATTGATATCCAAGCGGATTGTCGAGAAGGCGGGCGCTGTCATCGACTGACCGATGGTATTCGGCTATCGCCTCTTCGTTGACCTCGACGGCTCTGGTATTGAACGCCTTGCCATTGCGAATCCGCACGGCGTGCTGCGACACAGTGAAATCGCGAAAGCAAATGCGACCGTCGGCAAGCCATGAGATGCCCTCGGAATTTGGGTATCCACGCCTGTTTCGGTCTGGACCATGCCAATAACCGTCAACGGAGCTCGTTGGCTTCCATGCGCCCCACTGCTTGAACAGATAGGCGATGCTGTGCGACGCGGCGAAATCGCGCGTGGCGCGGTGCCAATCCGGATGATTGGGTCGCGCGTCCTTTCCGCTCTCGCCGCCAGAGATCATCCAGCGCAGGAACTCCCAGCCGGTCCAGTCGATCTGGCCAAGCGCGGGCTCGTAAGAAACGAAAGTCAGCCACCCATGCGACGCGAGCGCCCCAAGTGGTTCGCGGCGTTCGTCGGCACGCACCTGGTCCTCGACGGATACGCCGAGCCACAGGCCGGGGCAGGGGTTTTCAGGGCCGTAGTCGTCGATCGTCAGCGAGTCGTAGTGGTGGCGCACCAGGTCGCGCACGGCCATGTTGACCTCTTCCCAGAAGTCCGCGCTGGAAAGCAGGACGCGCATGCGGGCGCTGCGCTTGGTCAGGATCTGCAGCGTGTGGCCATTGAGCAGCCAGCCGGCGATGCTGATCGCGATCACCTTGACGATCCACTCGACCGGAACCGCTTCGTAGAACAGGTCGGCATGGGCGCAGACGAATATCATGCGCCGCTTTTTCCAGCGCAGCGGCTGGTCGAGCCACTCCTCGTTGAGGCGCACCTCGCCGGTCCAGACCGGGCCGGCTTTCGTATCCTTTGTCAGGCCCTTGCGGCTCGGAATATGCTTCAGCCGCGTGCCGGCGAGCTTCATCGCATAGCAGTTGGTACAGCCGGGCGAGACAATGGAACAGCCGGTGATCGGATTCCATGTGGCGTCAGTCCATTCGATGTGCGTGCCGTCGGCCATCAGTTTGCTCCCGCGCAGGAGACGAAGCGGCCGGCTCCATCGGCGTCGACCTCGAACCGGAAGGGAACATAGTCGGACCAATGGTAGGCCCCCATCGTGTATTCTCCGGGGTCTAGCGCGGCCTCGCGGACCAGCTCGTCGACGCTATCGGCGAGAGTGTCCACGTCGAACGGAAGCCAGAAATGGCTTGCCGTCGCCGGAATCGGCCGGTCCGTAGACCAAGTGCGATCGTCATCGTCATTCACGGTGAGGTCGAAAGTCCCGTAGCTCTCGGTCCACATGAAGTTGACCACGCGCCCGGGCTCGATCTTCGTGTGCCAGCAATCCTCCTCATGGTCATCGCTGCGAGAAGCATTGCCAACGGGAAGGCGCAGTCCCCAGCCTTCGCCCTCCCGTTCAATGTAGGCGTCGGGGCTGGCCTCCATGTCGGGAACGATCTCGTCAGCCCACTCGGCCGGCAGCCATTTGCGCACATCAGCCATGGTTCGCCTCCAGATCGGCCTTGGCGCAGCGGATGATCGCGCTGATGTCGTGCGTGAGCGGGACCAAGGCCTCCAAGGCCATGCGGGCATGGTCTTCACCGCAAGACGAAACGCCGCGTCGCGCATGGTCGACGAGCATTTCGAACTCGCGTTCCTGGCCGGGCGATAAGAAGCAGGGGCGCATGCCGTTGGCCATCAGATCGCGCCCCAGCTGTAGCCGGCCATGAAGGCGACGACGCCGAGCAGGATGATCGAGCCGATCAGGATCTTCTCGACCGCGCCGTAGATCGAACCTTTCGGTTCCCTGTAGGAAACCGGGACATGGTCGAGGGGCGGGCCGTCCTTGCGGGGCGCGGGGACATAGTTCGGCGGCGGGCCTGGAGCGCGCTCGCGGTGGAAATCGCAGAGGCGATCAAGCGGGCTCATAACCGTGCCTCTTTGCGTTCGGCGTAGGAAGAGAGAACTGCGCGGAATTGTTCGACGCCACATGCTGCGAATTCCGGGTCCGAACCGAGCTGCACCATGGCGCTCTCAAGCTTGTCGGTTGCCTTTTTCAGCGCCTCGGCCATCGTCTCCAGCAACCGCTCATTGGGTTCAAGGGCGGCGCGCATGTGCATATCGAACGGATCGCCGCCTAGAATGTGATGCGCGGCGTGCAGGGTATCGAAAGCCTCACGCTGCCAAGACGGGCTTTCAGGATGCAGGTGAACGCGGATTTTCTCGCGGGCTTCGAATATTTGAGCGTGGAGGGCCTCGGCGCGCTTCTGCCTCGCTTCCATGATTTCATCGATCAAGGTCGGCCTCGTCGGGGTCGCTGCGTTGGTCATGACAGGATCACCTTCGCGATTGCCCACATGGCCGCGCATCCGCCGATCTCAAGCGGCAGGCAGATGAACAGGATGCATTGAAAGGCGTTCATTGCAGCACCAGGGCGAAGCCGGGCGCCATGACCGTGAACATGACGATGATGGCGAAGATGAGCGAGGTCAGCGTGTTGCCGCGATCAGCTGGTTCAGCAGCGGCGCTGCACGCGTGTTTGCCGGGGAATGTGCCGAGGTGCATCGGGAGGGTCTCCTCGTTTTCGACAGATTGTCGATACGAGGGTATAGCGGTAAAATAACCGCACTGCAAGATGTAATCGGTAAGATAACCGAATTCAGTAGAAAGCGGGCACGGTTTCAAAACCGCGAAATGGCGGCCTTCGCTGTGGATAACCGCCCCTGTGGAGCCGTCAGCCTTTCGCCAGTATCGATCCAACCTTGGCGAGTAGTTGGCCCAGTTCGCGCCTGTCCTCGTCACTGAGTGACGCGATTGGCGTCATAAGATCGGCGAGTTTTGCCGCCGGATCAGGAACGAAGGACTGCTCAAGACGCGCCAGAATTTCAGCATTCATGCTGCGACCACTGTCGGCTCGCGCATGCCCCAGTTTGATTTTGAGGGCTTTCGGCAATCGTAAATTGTGGCGGGTATCGTCAGGCTGCATTCCGATCTTATGGCCCAAAGGCCGTTAAGCAGGAATGGTGCAAAAATGGTGGTAATGTGCCACGGGTGTGCCACAATGGAGCGCCTGCGGGAAAGGGGCAATTGACACGCCGGCAATGAAGGAACTTTCATAAGCGGGCAACGACAAGAAATGGCAGGGAAGATCGTCTTGTGTAGAAAAATCACTGAAGATCCCAGACTAAGCCGGCGGGCTGTGGTTGCTGGGCTTTTTGCTGCTTCGGCGGCGACACCATCGGCCGCTGACGTGGCCGACCCTCGCGACCGAGTCCGCCGGGCGGCCGACGCCTTGGCGGCTTCCATGAAGGCGCTGCATGGCGGCCAATGGAGCGTGCGGATAAGCCATGACCACGGCTACGCCGCGGTGTCGCGCGACTTGTAGCTGCCGAGCTCGTATTCCGCGAAATGGATGATGCGTTCCTGCACCGCGACCGGCGCGTCGGAAGCCCGAACAAGCACGTCCCTTAGACGTTCCGGCGGCATCGTCTCCGGGCCAGTCTCGTCAAGAAGCCATGCTGCGGTCGTCTGTAGGACCGGAGCCAGGGCAACAAGGGTGTTGGTCGAAATGCCCTTGCGATCGTTTCCGTCATCGACGGCGCGGCGAATATTTCGGATGGCATCCTTGCTCAGACCCGCAACTTTAGCGGCGTTCGACTCCGCCAGGCCGACCGCTTCTAGGCGTTTATCTATCCGTTTTAATATGTCCTTAAGCATGACGGTATTTTCACCGATCATCTGAGTTTTTGATATCGGTAAGATAACCGTTGACATATTCGGTATTATAACCGAATACTGCCGCCATGTTGGACATCAGCCACCTCCTTTGCGTCGCTGACGCGTATAAGCGGGCAACCGGCCTTGAGGACGTGACGCTCAGCCATCGCGTGTTCAGGGACTCCAAGAAACTCGCCGCATTGCGGGCCGGCTCCGACATCACGACCACGCGCTTCAACGATGCCTTCGTCTGGTTTTCAGATAACTGGCCGGCCAACGCCGAGTGGCCCGAATCGGTGGCGCGACCTCTCCGGGAGGCCGCCGAATGAGCGCCTCTCCCTTCACCGGCCGGCTTGTGCCGCGCTTTCCATCCTGCCCACCTCCTCCCGGGCAGGTCATTGCCGCCACGCACAAGACGCCTCCCGCGTCCGTGGCGGCTCTTTCCCATTCCTGTCCGGACCCCACTCACGGACAGGCCGCAGCCGCCACGGATGCCCCACCCGCATCCGTGGCGGACGAAACCGCGTCCGGCTTCGGTCACACTTTGCCGGACGCGGCTTTCAAAATTGCCGGGTGCCTGTTCACTCCCGGCGCGGAGCTGGAAAGCGAACGCGCGGTGATGCTGCTCAAGCTCATTTGCGAAGCCGAGCGCGTAACGCGCGGCGAGGCGATCCTGCGCGCACTTGTTCTCTTTGCGGAGCAGAAAGTCGGGCTCCAGGGCCTGGCCGGAGCGCGTGAGCGGCTGGAAGGCCGCGGCGGTGCGCCGCCATGAGGTGATGTGTTTGCGGGTTTTCATGCCCGCATAGTGATCCAGACCAACCTGTCGTTCACGGGAATCTTTTCACGGAAGATTTCCTTGACGGCGAAGCCATGCCGGAACCCAGCCATGGACAAGCTTCCCAGACCTACGACCGAAGACGAGAGGGCCGAAATCAAGGCCGCAACCAGGCACTCGCTGTCCATCGTCAGCGGCAAGCGCTTCTCATTGGTGACGCGGGTGCAGGCGCCAGCGCTTTCCAACTACGGCAGCATTTCCGAGCCGAAGGATTTCATGCCGGTCGATGTGCTCGCCGACCTTCAGAAGGAGTTCGGGCGCGGCATCGCCTCGCCGCTGCTCGAAGCGTTGGCCAGCATTGCCGGGTTCAAGCTGGTGCCGCTCGACGACGGCGACGATGACGACGTGCTTGGCTTCGAAGATGTCGGCACGATGCTGAAGGAGGGCGGCGAAGCCTCGGCCTCGGCACTCAAGGTCGCGTCCTCGCCGACTAATCTCGCCGCTATCCGCGACGCGCGCAAGGAAATCGGCGAATCGATCGCCGTCAAAGCAGCGGCTGCCCGCAAGCTCGCCCAGCAGGAACGTAGGCTCCTGCGGAGGGCAGGCTGATGCTGGGCATGATCGCCGGCGTGGATCGCGAGCGTTCGGAAAGCTGTTACCGCTATTCGGTCCGCTGTGACCGGCTAACTGCAACACGCATAGAGATCGCGGCGCGCAAGGCCGGGCTCACGGCCAATGCCTTCGTGCAGCAGCACTTCGAGACGATTTTTGAGCCTGTCCAGACGGAGCCGGCCGCGAAGGGCTTCGACAGCAAAGCGTTCGATGCCGCAGCCTTCTCGCGCCGTCACAAGGTTTCGATCCCTGCTGCAAAGATCTGGGCCGGGCTGGCCGGCCGCGTTTCCGCCGACGGCATGGCCAAGGTTTCGGTGCGCCAGCTGGGGCAGGCCGCGGACGTGAGCGAAGGCTATCCCAGCCGGCTGATTGCCTCGCTGGTCGACGCCGGCCTGGTCGAGACCGTCGAGCCATCCAGGGCCGGCCGTCCCGGCGTCTATCGCATCATCTGGGAGGATTGAGGGATGAGAATGTTCCGGTTTGGATTCCGGCGTGGCGACGATGGCAGCTTGGAAGAGGCCTTCGAGACGCTCGATGCGGAGATGGTTGCCGCGCTGGCGCGGCCAAAGACGCTGATCGAGGTCGAGCGCCAGAAATCGGACGAGCTGATGGATGAGCTGCGCGGCCGCGAGATGCGGCTCGCGGCGCAGATCGAAGCATTCGAGGAAGAGCTGCGCCAGGTGCGCAAGGTTCTCAAAGCCGAGATCCTGCGGACGCGCGAGTTGGACACTGACGGCGGCTACTCGCCGGAACTCGACAATCTCGGCTCGCATGCCGTGGCGATCGAGACCAAGCGCCAGCGCGGCGACAAGCATTTCAGCAAGCCGGCGAAGGAAGCGTCGGCGGTAGCATGATCGACCTCAAGCCGCATCCGCTTGCCGAACTGTTTCCGATGCTGCCGGACAGCGAAATCGCGCTGCTGGCCGATGACATCTGCACCTTCGGACAGCGTGTGCCGATCGTGCTCTTAGACGGGAAAATCCTCGACGGGCGCAACCGCTATGCCGCATGCCGCTTCGCCGACATCGAGCCGGAGACCGCGCCATACGAGGGTGACGATCCGCTCAACTTCGTGCTGTCGCATAATCTGCACCGGCGGCACCTGACCGAAAGCCAACGCGCCATGGTGGCGGCGCAGATCGTCGACTGGGAACGCGGCGTCAACCAGAACACGGCCGGGCCTGCAAATTTGCAGACCCGCAAGGCGGCCGAAAAGCTGTCGATCTCCCAGAGAGCGGTCGCCGCCGCCAAGCGCATCCGCGACCATGGCACGGTCGAACTGGTCGAGGCGATCCGGGACGGGCGCGTTTCCGTGCATGCCGGAGAGGCTCTCTCCGAGCTGCAGCATGAGGCGCAGCTGGATGTGCTGCGGCGCGAGGAGAAAGAGATCGTCGCCAAAGCGAAGGAAATCCGCGCCGCTCGGCAGAGGCTCCGCCACACGGTGCGGCTCGCTCATATGGAGATGACGGCCGAGCGGGGCAGGGCGACGGCGCCGGGCAGGCTGGAGCGCGCCTATCCCGTCTATTACGCCGATCCGCCATGGAAGTTCGGCGTGCGCTCGGAAGTGACCGGGCGCGAAAAAAGCGCGGAGAACCACTATCCGACGCTGACCACGGACGAAATCTGCGAGCTGATGGCCGGGCTGATCGGCGGCGACGACAAGAGCCCGGCGGTGCTGTTTCTGTGGGCGACAAACCCAATGCTGCCGGACGCGCTGCGCGTCATGCAGGCCTGTGGCTTCACCTATGTGCATCACTGGATCTGGGACAAGGAAGTGGCCGGCACGGGCTATTGGGGCCGCGACCGGCACGAGCTGCTGCTCATCGGCCGGCGCGGAGAGGTGGCGGCTCCGCTGCCCGGCTCGCAGCCGGAGACGGTGCACAGCGAGAAGAAGACAAAGCATTCGGCCAAGCCGGATTTCTACGCCGAGACAATCGCGCGGCTGTTTCCCGGCGTGGCGCGGCTGGAACTGTTCTGCCGGTCTCCCCGGCCGGGCTGGGACCATTGGGGGTTTGAGGCGAGCGCGGAGGCTGTCGCCGATGTCGATCCGAAGGTGATCGAGACGGTCGCTAAGGGCCTGCAGACGGAGACTGGGCGCAAGGCGTTGCTCATTGCCGTCGATGCGATGATCGAGGCCGAAGAGGCTCCGGCAAAAAAGCGCGGCAGGCCGCGGAAGGCGGTGGTGCCGGCATGACGCACGCGACCGATTCACTCGACCCGTTTGTGAAGAAGATGCGCGAGGCGGAGACCGACGCGGGTCGCGCGTTGGTGCTGCTCGAAGCGCCGGTGTTCACGCTGATGCGCTGGCGCGACGTGTTCGAAACAGTGTGCCGGCGCGCCCAGTTCGAGGAAGGCAGGATCTACCTCGACGAGCTCCGGGCGGCGATGGCTGGGCCCCGCCACCGGGGAATCATCGGCGGCTCAATGCCGCTCGCCGGCGCGACCACGACGCTGCTCGGCGTTGTCGAGCGGGCAGGGCGCACCGGCATGCTCACCGGAGAGGAAGCATGAGCGCGGCGCGGAAAAGGGCCGAGCCGATGCACGTCGCGTTGCCTGGCGCGCTGTCCGAAGAGATCAGGCAGGCGGCCAAGCGGCGCGGCGATGCGCCGACCTCGCTTGCCGCCGCGATCCTGTTCCGCGTGTTCGGCGAGCGCAAGGTGGAAGACCTGTTGCGCCAGACGGCTGCCGACCAGATCGCGCCCGGCCAGGCGCGCGACGCCGGCGGCCTGACCAAGCTGCAGCGTGGCGTCGTCTACATGATCGGCCTGCACGCCGAGGCGGACGGTTACTGCCGGCTCTCGCCGGACAGTCTCAGCTACCTGCTTTCTATGTCGTCGGGAACCGTGCTGCACGGCGTGCTCGCCTCGCTGGAGCGCAAGCGAATTGTCCAGCGCGGCCAGCGCTCCACGTCAGGCCGCGCCACACCGTGGGGGCTGACTGACGCCGGCAAATCGATCTTCAGGACACTGGCCGGAACGGAAGCCGAAGGGGGCGAGGCGTAATGCTGAATGCAGGGGGGAACAGGCCGCTGATCATCGACAGCTTTGCCGGTGGCGGCGGGGCTTCGACGGGAATAGAAATGGCGCTGGGGCGCTCGCCCGACATCGCCATCAACCATTCCGCCGACGCACTGGCGATGCACGCGGTGAACCATCCCGACACGGTGCACCTCGATTCCAACATCTGGGACGTGTCGCCGTCGGAAGTGTGCAAGGGGCGGCATGTCGGTCTGCTCTGGGCCTCGCCCGACTGCAAGCATTTCTCCAAGGCCAAGGGCGGCAAGCCGCTCGACCGCAATATTCGCGATCTCGCCTGGGTGGTGGTGCGCTGGGCGGAAGAGGTTCGGCCCGACGTGATCCTGCTGGAGAACGTCGAGGAATTCCGCACCTGGGGGCCGATCTACGAAGACGGCACGGCCATCGCGCAGCTGCGCGGCCAGACGTTTCAGGACTGGGTGAAGCGGTTGAAAAAGGCCGGCTACAAGGTGCAGCACCGCGAGCTGCGCGCCTGCGACTATGGCGCGCCGACGATCCGCAAAAGGCTGTTCCTCGTCGCACGCTGTGACGGCCGGCCGATCGTCTGGCCGAAGCCGACGCACGGCAAGCCGGACGATCCCGACGTCATCAGGGGCCGAAAGAAACCATGGCGGACGGCTGCGGAAATCATCGATTGGTCGATCCCGTGCCCGTCGATCTTCGACAGCGCGGAAGAGATCATGGCCAAGCATGGCGTGCGCGCGATCCGCCCACTCGCCGACGCCACCATGCGGCGCATCGCCCGCGGCGTGGTGCGCTACGTGCTGGAAGCCAAGAAGCCGTTCATCGTGCGCACCGACATGGCCAGCGCCGCAAACCGCAACGGCGTCCAGGATGTCGATGCGCCGCTGAACACGCTGACGACGGCAGGATCCTTCGCGATCGTCTCCCCAGTGATGACAGCCGCGCAGCATGGCGGCTCGGTGCGTGGCGCTGAAGAACCTCTGCACACCATCACGGCGAGCCGGAAGGATCAAAACGCCGTCATCGTCCCGACCTTCGTCGGTTGCGGCGGCAGGGCAGGGCAGAGCGCGCCACGCGGCGGCGGCGAGCCGCTGGGCACGCTGA